TGACACGCCAACTAACTGGACTCTTACCGGCACTCAAAATAAAGACGGTTCTTTCGGCGACATGGACACAGCGAACGAGACGGGAGGGACGTATGCGTTCGAGCTGCACAAGGGCACAACCGCCACAGACGATGTAACGGCTACCGGAACTATCACCGGCTTCACCTCCGGCAACACCTACTTTGTTGCTATCCAGGCCATGTCGGACGGCACGGGCACGGGTTCGATATCCATAAGCGGCGTCAGCGGAGCCACGGACGCTGTGGCCGACACGGACACTTCGATGGTCTGGCACGATTCCACCTTTACCGCCACGGCCACAAGCCACGATGTCGTAATCACCAGCGAAACCGCTGGCGGAAGCGTGTTTTACGACAATCTCATCATTTATCCGATGCTGCCGGATGCTGTTTCGCCCTTGCCTTTATCGCCCGGTTACATGATGGAATGCAATCCGATGGAGAATTTCAAGTCTTATGATACGACTTATTATGCCAGTTTGAGTGGTACTCCCGTAGAGGCGGGGGGAGACCTGAATTTTGATGGAGCCACAGCGGGGACGTGGATGGGGTGGGTTTACTTTAGAAGTGATGGCGAAAACACCCAAGGTAAAGTCATGTATAAAAACGATGCTTTTATAATACACTCCCAATCTACAGATGAATTAGCAGTAGCTTTGGGAGATTCTGGAGGATGGGATTGGTCAGTGACAACTACATCGCCACTCACCATAACAAATAGTTGGTATTTTATTGTTGCGATTTATGATGGTTCTCAATCGTTGGGAAATCGGAAGAAGTTGTATGTTGGTGATTTGCAGGGCAATTTAACACTTCAAACATTAAATATTGATAATGTTGAATCTTCTATTATTGATAACGGGAATAATATTTATTTTGGTGATAATTCTCCAAACGATCGTGCTTTCAATGGTCTATTTGCATTTTACAGCATCCATAACGGCACAGCCCTCAGCGTTGACCAGATACGGGCTTACCAGAGACTTTCGGGGGGTGTGATAGCGGGCGTGGCACCCCGTGCGGATATAGGCTTTGACGACCCGCTTCTGGCTTTTCTTGAGCCGGAGCGGTTTTATCGGGATTTTATGAGAGCAGTTTGGAATTAGAAAAAAGCAAATTACCTTATGATATCGTGGAAACTTTATATATATGCAATAGATGCGGTAATTTTATTATTGTAAGTTCGGACGAAAAGCCATGTTGTCCTAACTGTGATATCGATTCCGAAAATACTTAGCTTGGAATTAGGAGGTTTCGACGTATGAGCGACAAGAAAGTAACCGTAAAAACCGTCATCCGAGGCGCACGCATTGAAGGCAAGTGGATAATGGGCAGCCTCTCGATCGTTGACGATGCGGGCAACCAGATAGGCGCCAGGGGATGGCGTGCGCCGTTCGGCAAAGACAAGGCCGAGACCATCGCCAACTGCAAGGCGGCCATAAAAGAAGCACTCAAGCCCGTTGGCAAGCAATACCAGAAAGAAGCGGATATGCTCGATCCTGTGGCGGAGCATCTGGATCAATTCAATAACAGGTCGCTGGATTACAGTTATCCTGACGAGACGGTGGTGATGGGTGATGAGGTACCCCTAATGCAGGGTGAGGGGGCTTACGGGCCGTTATGAGAAGCTGGGCGATAAAACATCCGTATTTGCCGACGATTATTCTATCGGTCAACATCGGGCTTCTGGCCTTCAATGCGGGAAATTATATCGCTGCCTGCGGGGGCGGGGGCAACGACAATAAAGCGGACTACGGAATTTACTATGATTTCATAACGCCCATCGGCATCGAAGTACAGAATTGCACTGACAGACCCGTTGATCCTCTTGAGATAGACTGGCATTTCAGGGATATCGAAGCCGGACTCGGAGTGTGTTGTACCGAACAGATCGACAACTGGTATCTCGGTATCACGTTTGTGCAGGCAGAACCCTGCCCCTGGCCCGAGAATTGCTGGGGTTTCTGGTGTGGAAACGATCTATCGAGAAACGCCTACTGTGGCGGGATTTACGATACTTATTTCGAGGGTTATCCGAAAATCACCCTGGCCTGGAATGCGCCGGGAATGACGCTTGAGAACTCGTGTCTGAGGCACGAACTGGGAAGGCATATGAGACACATGCACGGCATGGAAGATTGGGATGATATGGACGTGCCGTGGCGATGTGGAGAAACTAGAATCTGAAGAGGGTATCATTTGAAACTCAAACTTAAAACTGCACCAGCGACCGAACCTTTGTCGTTGGCGGATGTAAAGAATCACCTTAAATTGGATTCAGGCTCTTTTGCAGATAATCTTGAGTCTATCCAGTCTATCGCCCCTGGTTCCCATGCCATAGCAGATAATTTCACTACGCATGTCGGAGCTTCAATAGAGGTATTCGGATACCAGGCAGTGGTTAATCTGATAAGCGGCACGAATGGCGCGACCGGCACAGTGGATGTCAAGATCCAGGAGAGCGATGACGAGATCACCTGGGCTGACTGGTATTCTTTCACCCAGGTGACCGAGGCCAACGACAATGCGACCTACGAGAAGGCATACACGGGAACCAAGCGATACATCCGTACTGTGGCCAAGGTGCTTCTCGCCGCATGCGAATTCGGCACCGAGGTCTTGCGCTATGCGGTAACATCCACAGAGGATGCTCAGCTAACGGCATGGATAACAGCAGTACGCCAGCGGGTAGAGGAGGAGACATGGCGGCCCCTGATCACGCAGACATGGGAGGGCTACCTGGATGCTTGGCCATCGGGCCGGTCGCTCATGATACCGAAACCGCCCCTTCAAAGCGTGACGATAAAATATAAAAATCAGACTGATGATGACTATGACAATACATTCACCAGCTTCATGATCGATATTATAAGCGAGCCGGGTCGCATAGTTCTAAATTATAATGCAGACTGGCCGGGAGATGCGCTTTTCACAGCGAATGGAGTCCAAATTACTTTCGATTGCGGATATGGTGCCGCCGCAACTGATGTGCCCTATCCGATAAGGGCCGCTATGTTAATGATGGTAAGCGACTTGTATGAGAATAGAGGTGAGGTCATGATCGGCGCGGCGGTGAATAAGATAGACAGGGCCGTGGATAACCTCCTGGGTCTCTACCGAATGAACAGGTTTTAGAGATGCGGGCAGGCAATCTCGACAGGCGCGTGACGATCTACAAGAAAACGGTGGCGGTGAATGCATACGGTGAGCCTGTCGAAACCTGGGTTGAAATCGATACAATCTGGGCACAGCGACGGGAGCTGCGCGGGACAGAACGCTGGGAGGCACAGAGGACAAACCCGACTATCGAATGCAAATACATTATCCGCTGGCGAGCCGATGTTGATGTGAAGCACAGGCTTGTTGATGGCGATAGAGACTATAATATCAGAGCTGTGCTTGAGCTGGGAAGACGTGAGGGGCTTGAGCTTGTGGTTGCTGCAAGGGAGAATTGAAAACTAATAATGGAAGCAGCTATTTATGCAATTCTGGTAGCGGATGGAACGGTATCCGGACTGGTTTCAACACGAATTTATCCCGTGAAATTGCCGCAAAGTCCTGATATGCCGGCAATTACCTACTCACGTGTAAGCGGCCCGAGAATTCAGACAATAGCAGGTCCCTCCGGCCTTGCATATCCCCGGGTACAGGTGGATTCTTGGGCTTCGACATATACGGGAATCAAGACACTTGCGGATGCTGTAAGACAGGCGCTTGACGGTTACAGCGGGACGATAGCGAGTATCCGGATAGGTGGCATCATGATGGATGGTGAGCTTGATCTTTATGAGCCCGGGGTTGAGGAGTATAGGGTGACTCAAGACTACATTGTTTGGTATGACGAGACGCCGTGATGGAGCCTATTATATTCGAGATTAAGGGTCTGAAAGAGCTTGAGCAAGAACTATTGAAGTTGCCTGACAAGATAGCTCGTCGTGCGCTTGCCCGGGCAGCCGCTGCGGGTGCGAGAATAGTTCGCACCGGGGCGAGAAAGAATGCCAGAGCTGCCGGACTTTATGATAGCGGCGCACTTGTTAAATCAATTATCGTGAGAAAAAAGCGCCATGCTAACTGGCGCACCACGCAGATATACGGCATAGGCCACCGAGGGAAGGGCTGGTATGGCAGGCTTTATGAATACGGCTTCAAAAAGCCAGTGGGAGAGCGCAGGCACAGACCTCATATCCGCCCCGCGCTTGACGAGAATGCCGAACGAATAGCAAGCGCAGTAAAAAATCGTCTTGATGAGGATATAAGAAAAATACAGGCTCATGGAATAGCGAGGCCGAAATAAATGGAAGGTTAAAAACAGTCTATATGTTGTACCTTCGGGGGATTCTGCAGGACGGATATAAATTGCTAACTATATAATATCATTAACTTTTCTGAGGCTCTGAGAGGCTCTGTAACCGATTTTCAAAAAGGGACATGTATAATCAAGGCCGATTTCTGAAAAGGCTTTAA